TTACGTCGTCGTCTCGATGTCGGAGCCATACACATTGAGGTCATTGGTACTACACAATTTAGTAGTGTCGAAAGAATTGTATCAAAGTCTGTGAGTGCATTACAAACTCAGGCTGTTGACGTGGCTACAATGTTAGAATATAAATCACCTCATCATTATGTCCAAAATGCAGAAAGAGTTGATATTGATCCAGCTGTGGGACCAGGTGCATTGCAATTAGAGGTAACGATCGAAGACTATTATCATCAACAGAATGATGATTTAAAATCAATTAATATTATTAAACCTGATAGTGTGCGAGAGGTTGCGGCTTTATATCGTAAAGCTTTAGGAAACTAGAATGGCTGAACAAAACTTTCAGAATGAGATGTCGTCGTCTGACTATATCGTAGAAAAAGTAGAACTTAACTCTACACGATTTTTAGAACCAGTCGACCTTACATCAGTCATTTCTGCTATCGAGATCTTTGAGCATATCGATAAGCCACTCTTATCGGGTAATGTGGCTATACATGATACATCCCGTATATACGATCGCTCTGACTTTCAAGGCGCAGAGAATCTATTGGTATCGATTAAGAGATCGTTGAATGGTCCTGCATATCAGAAAATGTTTGTGATTGACACAGTGACAACACGAAAAATAAATCCAACAGCCGAGATTATTACATTCCATATTACCGAAGAGTCAGGCTTTAAGTCAAACCTCTATAATGTGAATAAGTCATATCGTGGTAAACCATCATCGATTGTACAGAAAATAGCAGACGAGTATCTCAAGAAGGCGGTCAATGTGATAGGAGATAATGATTATCAAGGTGATATGAATGTCATTGTACCGAATATGACACCACTCGAGGCAATGGTTTGGATTAAGAACAGAGCCACAAATACTGAAGGTTATCCGTATTTCCTTTATTCTACATTTGCAGAAGATTTCTATTCTCTTGCAAATCTTGGTGATCTTCTGAGTGCACAGTCAATGAATAAGAAGAATCCATATTTCTTTGGACATGGTGCAGGTCTCTCACCTACCGAACAGAGATTTATGGTTATTAACGATTACCGTCATCAGAATGCCGAGAATATGACAAGACTCATCAGAAATGGCCTGATCGGTGCGAACCATCATTACTATGACTCGCTCCACGCATTTGACTCAAAGATTCGATTCAATATACAAGACGATCTACGAGATACAATTGCCGAAAAGAATTCAGATCAGAGTCAGATGAATGTAGCTGACGACTATATGTTTGATGATGTCCCACTTGCAGGTCATGTGTCTCGCGAGATATATAAAGTCTCTTCGTCAGGTGCATATACCATTGGTACAGGTAACTATAACTCTTATGATGAAGAAGAGCACGAAGGTGGTCATCGTAAGAAACTACAGGCATCCGCACTCAAACATCTTCTCGCAAAGTCTGCTATCGAAATCAAGGTAGATGGAAGAGAGTATATGTCAGCAAGAGACCAAGATCCTGTACATTACACGATAGGCAATAGTATTCGGCTAGTCTTTCTCTCGAACATATCGGCGAATCAACTTGTTCAAAAAGTAGATCCGAAGAAGTCAGGAGACTATATTATCTTTACAGCGAAGCACACATTCGTAGGAGAACGCTACGATCTCACTCTACTTTGTGCAAAAGTAGCAAATTTAAATTCTGATGAGTACGTCACGACAGTGTCTGCTGAGTCTCAGGCTGATAACTATCAGCTTCCGCAGGAGTAATACATGATTCCAACCACAGAAATTGAATATTATGGTGATCATCAGCGCTGGTTCATTGGTACAGTCATCGATATCAACGATCCACTCGAAATAGGTCGTCTCAAAGTCAGAATCTTTGGCATCCACAGCTCAGATACTGTCGATATACCGTTAGGTGACCTTCCTTGGGCGCAGGTAGTAGCTCCTATTACAGAAGGAGGATCATCAGGGATTGGTACAAACACAGGTATTAAGCCTCTTGCACAGGTATATGGTATCTTTCTTGATGGAAAGAACTCTCAATTACCGTTAGTTCTTGGTTCTATACCGAAGTACGAGTCTATCAATTTTGACCGTTCCGAATCAAACTACCTCCCGCAGCAAAACAGATCAACTTCTTCAGAAAGTATGAAAAACAGAAATAAGCTGATCGCTAAGGACGTCGATGATGCTAACCTTATTGGATCGAATAACAAAGAAAGAGCTTATAACTTCTTTATCTCAGATGCTATCGTCGTTCCGTTCGAACCTCATCAGGCAGCAGGAATCGTCGGTAATATGGTTATAGAGTCACAGTTATCGACACGCGATATCAACCCGAATGAAACAAACAATGCAGAAGGCTCGTACGGGATATGTCAGTGGAATCCTGGTTCTGGTAATCCAAGTCGATTCGCTCAACTCCATAACTTTGCCAAAGATAATAACTTACCGGTTAACAGCATGTATTGTCAATTACAGTTCGTTATGCATGAATTCTATAAGCATGGTTATCTCGGTCTCGAAGAACTCAGAGCAGCAGAAGATGTAAGGAGTGCAACCTTAGCATTCGAAAGATTATTTGAAAGACCGGCCGAAGGTTCATCAGCCAAACGAATATCCGAAGCAGAAGCAATTTTTAATCATATGGAAACAGTATAATGACGGTTAATAAAGAACTCGCAAAGATTAACGCAGCGCAAGCGATTGATAAGCTTCGACAAACTGGCTTAGTTGATACTCAGTCTTTGGCTATTCTAGATCAGATGGCTACAGAGGCAATTGAATTAGGTGCTGATCTCGAAGAGAAGGGTGGATTCAAAACGTTAGGTGCACCAGGTGTTACCGGCGAAACGATTACTGACGGACCGGTTGTCTCTCAGATAACGAATAACGGGCCAGCAAAGATCGAAAAAGAGAATACAAAAAAGATCTCAGGTACGAATTTATTTGGTAAAAGTACCGGTAACGGACAACTCACAATCGGCATTGCTCAGCGCTCACCCAAAGCTATCCAGACTCTGTTAAAAGATGTAGTAAAGGCGGACCAAGCAACGATTAATAGTGTGAATTCTGAGACATCCTCGGTGCCTAATCGAGTAGAGACAGCAGTGAAAAAAGATCCTGTAGCAGACCTCAACAAAGCTGTAAAGGTCGCCACGAAGCTGCAGCAAGAGACCTTAGGTAACCCATTAGGCTCAGCGAACGATCCATTTGGGAGTCTCGGGGCGAAGTTTGGTAATATCATGGCGTCAATCACTTCTGCTACTCAGAGCGGAGGAAGTTTTAAGGAATTAGGTAAAGCGCTACCAGATATCGAATCAGAAGTAACTGATCCTGTAACCGGAGAAAAAAGTTTTTCTCAGAACATTGTTGAGCCATCTGGATTTACGAATCTGTCAAAAGCGTTGTCCAAGGGAGGAAGTTTTGGGGATCTTGCATCTACGATCGAATCTCTTGATATTAAATTACTGGCGAAAGGTTTTGCCGGGAGACACACAAACATAACGAAATATAAGTTTGAACCGGTAAGTTCTCAGGAAGAATTTGAACTTGAGATATCGAATTCGACCAGAGAACTACAGAATATGATTATTGGTTGGTTAGGTAATGCCGCAGATGTTACGTTCACAGTAAAACAAATCCATAGAGAAATGTCCCAGGCAAGAACTGTCCCTATGGATATCGAGGCAATTCACGCTGGGGTGCAAGAACATTATATCATTTATCCGGATGGGCAAGTTATCAGGGGCAGACCATTATCTTTCGAAATGGGTAGTTTTAATCCAGAGGTAATGCGTGTAGGTGCATTAAATATTAAACTCGTTGCAGGATCTACTGAATCGATTGCGAATCCTAAATGGAAGGAATTCTATTCCCAGGATAGTATTACTCCAGACCAATGGAAATCAATTGATATATTAATAGAAAGTTTTTTCAGAGTAAAACCAGGGGGAGAAGTACTTACTATCCAAGATATCGATCCCCAGAAAACAGAACCTGGATTTTCTGGTGTGCAGTATGTAAAGAAGTTTAATAAAGAAAGTATCTACCAGAATAAAGCTTCTACCGCTAAGTTACCCCAGAAGCGCGCTACCGGATTACTCGAAGTAAAAACAACAAATGCCGAGGTGGTAGAAGAACCTGCCCCGAACAATGTTCAGGGTGCGCCGGATCCCAGTAAGGTAAAAGATCTGGCAGACTTGAAGGCAGAAGTGACTCCAGAGGATCCGCCTTCCCCAGAAGAAGTACAGAAAGAAATCGAAGACGCCCAGAAAAAAATATCAGATATGACTTCTGAGATAGATAATAAGATGGCCGAGGCAGCGAAAACTGGTACCGGCCTTCTTGGAGATCTAGAGGCAAATATTAATTCGAGTGGAAGCTTTTTAGATGGGGCTATTAAAACGGCCCAGCAACACCGGACGAGAATGCTCGATGCCGGATATAAGTTTGACCCAAAGACAAATAGTTGGAACAAATAAATGACATACGAAATTGACCATAGTACAAGTCCTGGTACAATCAAACAAGATGGGTACCAAGATCCAAAAGGAAACTTTCCGAAGAAAGAATATATGGCCCATGCCTCGACTAATTTTGCAGGCCGGGGAATAAAGCGAAATAACATTTATATTGGGGGAGGACACGTTGGCCTGGACCTAGGCCTCAGGGAGGGACCGGTTAGTAAGTACCCTATGAACCAGGTCAGAGAAACAGTTTCTGGCCATGTGACAGAGATCGACGATACTCCTGGGAACGAACGTATGTTATTTAAACATAAGACTGGGTCTGGAGTAGAAATGAGATTTGATGGTACCGTGATTATGTCCTCTACGAACCATATGATCCGTATCTCCCAGCACGATGAGAAAGTTATTATCGAAGGGAATGGAGAAATTTTCTATAATGGTAGTGTGAAAATGAATGTGGCCGGAGACTTTGACTTAAATGTAGGGGGTAATTTTAACCTTACTACCGGAGGGGATAAAATCGAGAATATCAAAGGTGGATATCGCCAGCATGTTACAAAGAATAAAGAATTAACCACGATTAAAAATGTTACTGAATATATTTCTGGGAGTAATTCGTTAACTACCCTAGGTAATAATACTATTATCACGAAAGGAAGTAGTAGTGAATATTCGCAGGGAGACAAAGAGATATTTGTGGGTTTTAAAAGTGATGATGATGGCACTGGTACTAATACTGGCGTTCTAAAAATTACAGGGACAGATGAAGTCTTCATTGCCTCTGACAATATTAATATATTGGCCAATGATTTAACCGCTACCGGTAATACTGGAGATATAGGCGGAGAGAACGTGGTAATGCATAATTATAGTATGTACACCGGACACCATGTGAATATTGGAGAAACGCTAACGGTCCCCACTATTCGTAATGATACCCAGGTAACGACAGGCCATATGAATATACCAGTTGTATATGGTGATTTACAGGGTACGGCGCATCAATGTATTACTGCAGACATCACAAATTCCCAAAATTATGCTGACCCATCCTCTCCAGGTGGAGGAGTTGGTGCACCGACTGGGTATACAGTAACTCAGGATAATACCGCTGATGTGGCAGTTGATCCATTTACCCGGACAAGGGTAGATGAAGAAGAGGCTGACGAGTATTTACACAAGGGTGATAGGGGTACCCGTAATGTCCAGATTGATGTAAGTGGAGATCTGAAAAATTCGATTGACAAAACGGTCCCTTATGGTGGGTTAAGTAGCAGGAAGCTTACAACACCCGAGGTCAGGAGTAAAATGAGAGATCCACAGAATATTCGTAATGAATCTTTTATTGGGTCCCAATCAACTGCGGGTAAACTGGCGGCTTTATGGGCAAATAAGGTTCCTGAGAAAACAGGCCGTGTTGTATCGATTAAAGATACAAAAATACGTGGACAAAATTCGTTCCCTAATGCGAAAGGCGCCGGCACAAAAACGGTGACAAAGTAATGGCAATATTCGCAGTAGATCCAGCATACAATCCGGAGAGGGCGGGAAAAATTACTCCCCAGACTAAGCTTGCCCCGGGTATTACTGTTGCAAAATTTTTAGGAGGGTATGGGTCCTCTACAAACATGAACCATATTACTGATAATACCGAGAGGTTGAATCTTGCAAAGAACTATTCGATTCATGCCAGTATTATGAGGCGAGTCATTAAAAATCAGGGTGAGTTTAATAATCACCGTATGATTGTGGCCGAAGGGTTATACGTCCCTGCTCCTGACGAAAAACTGACAACTAACTCGATTGCAGATTTAAAGTCCAAGGGGCGCGCGGTCGTCTATGAGCTCCGGGGGGCCGACGGCCTCATCTCACTTCAGAAGACCTTTGATTTAGCGAAATATCTTAAGGATAATGAAAAATTCGAGAAGATTACACTCGCATATGATACTTTTAATCCAGATGAATCACTCACTGCACAACTCATTATTACAACACCGATTATTTCGAGCGGCTGGAATGTAAGATATAAAAATGAAATCGATACGACGTTCAATGAAAACGTTCAGGTGACTGGTGAATTTATGGAACAAACTATATAAATAGAATAACAAACTAGGAAGAGATATGGCAAAAGCGTTTTCAATCGAAGATGGTAATCTAAATGGATCGACCATTACACAGGCACAGGCTCGTGTATATAGTGATATCGATCTTACGTTTACGAATCGTCCTGCTGGTGATCTTTATAAAAAGAAAAATGTTGCCGCGGTCAAACAGGCAGTAAAGAATCTACTGTTAACTGGAAGAAGCGAAAAACCTTTTCAGCCAAACTTTGGTGGAGATTTAGGTGTTGCTCTTTTCGAATTAGATACTGATTATCAGCCACATGACATTGGACAACAGATTGCTGCTACGATCGAGAGATATGAACCAAGAGCAAGAGTATTGAATATCAATTTTGTCTCGAATCCAGAGCGTAACGAAATTCGTGCAACCATTACCTTCGAGGTAGTAAATGTCGGAGAGACAGTATCACTAGACGTAAACTTAGCGAGGCTTAGATAAATGGCTACTACAATTAAATCGGCTGATCTTGATTTTCAGAATATTAAGGGCAGGTTGAAAGAATATTTTAAGGCACAACCTGAATATGCAGATTATGATTTTGATGCTTCGGGTCTGTCAAATGTCCTCGACGTATTAGCATACAATACTCATATTAATGGACTCACCGCAAACTTTGCATTGAACGAGTCCTTTCTTAATACAGCCCAGCTTCGAAGTTCTGTTGTATCACATGCAGAAACTCTTGGTTATGATGTTAGATCGATGACTGCTTCGAAGGCTTTATTAAATCTTTCGTTTAATCTTGCTGGTGTGGCAAATCGTCCTCCAGCTGTCCTCGTACCAAAAGGCTTGACGTTTACTACACAAATCGATGGCACTACATATACGTTTAGAACACTCGATGCATTCAATGCAAAAGATAACGGCAGTGGACTTTATAATCTTGAAACGACTGCAGGTTCATTCGATATTCCAGTACACGAAGGTATTGAAAAAACAAAGACATTCTTAGTAGGTGAAAAAACCGAGAGACAGATATATGTTATTCCTGATCAGAAGATGGATAAAGCCACTACAGTCATGCAAGTCTTTGATACTTCAAGTTCTTCAAACTTTGTCAGCTATTCACCAGTAAAAGATGCTGTTGTTATTACTCCTGAATCAGAGCTATACACAATACGAGAAGCTCCAAATGGGTTTTATGAAGTTAATTTTGGTGATGGCATTTCTTTTGGTAAATCACCAGATCCTGGAAATAAAATCGTTTTAAAGTATCTTTCTGTCAGTGGTCCTACTGCAAATGAAGGTACCGTCTTTTCGTCTACAAGCAATATTACAGTAAATGGTCAATCATATCCGGTTTCAGTAGTAACTGCGGCTGAGTCAACCGGTGGTGCAGAAAAACAATCAATAGATTCTATTAAGAACTTGGCTCCATTTGCATATGCTACACAACAGAGATTGGTTACATCACTCGATTATAAAGCTACGATACAAAGTAATTATACCGTGATTGAAGATGTGACAGTCTGGTCAGGTGATGAGAATGTACCAATTGATTATGGAAGAGCATATGTCTCTATTCTATATAAAACTGGTACTGCAACAAATACAAAAACAGAAACAGAGTCAAGTATCGTAAACAACTTTACCAAGAATCTATCTGTGATGTCAATTGCAACAAAGTT